TTGGATCCCTGTCACCTATCCTCACCAGCATGTGTTCGAATACGTTGTGTAGCACCTCGTGTCCGAACAGGAACTCCGCCTCCTTGGGTGTGAGTGAATCTATGAACTTGGTGTTGTAGTAGAAGTGCCTGCCATCCGTGCCCGCAGTTGGACACCAGTCGTCAGCATTCACAAGTTTCAATCTTGTGGCCAGGTTGCCAAAGAACGGATGTTTCAGTAGCAGTGCGATCCGCGCCGTTACCAGTTTGTCTATGATCTTCTGTTCTCTGTAGTCCATTATTTAGACTCCATAGCAGTTATGACGTACTTGCCAAACTTCTTATGGAACCTATCAAATGATTTCAACTTGCTAGGATCGAACGGAAGTTTGTAATTCGTTAAGGCGATCTTCGCACCCATCACAACCAACTCCGTCTCGAAGTTGTCCATCATGTAGTTGAAGAATCTGTCCGCTTGTTCATTCCAAGTCTTGTCTTTCTTCTCGTGTGCCTGTTGTAGTTCATAGCACAGGGAGACCGTCAGCGAGTACATCGCCGATATCTCTTTTGTCTTAAGGTCTCGGACCTTACCGCTCAGTATATCAGACGGGTTAGGTAACTGACCGCTAATTTTACGATGATTCATAAACTTAACGGCCAGTCCTTCTCCTACGCAACCTGCTACGAGGTCAGTGAGCGTACTTTCTGGCAGGCTGTCTGATAGAAGTTGGCTTACGAAACTCCATGATCTTGGAGTCGCGAATGATCTGCTAGATCCTCTTGGATCGAAATCATATAAATCTTGTTTGGCGAATGTGCAGTAACCCACCACGTCCGCGTGTATGTGTTGTCCTGTGGCCCATTCCATCCAGTCTTCGAAGTCCACCCTTAGTTCGATGTGTACGAATCTGTTGGCCAACGGAGCCGGCATCCTGTAAGTGACACCCTTGTCTGAATCCCTGTTACCCGCCGCCACTATACTGACACCGTCTGGTAGTCGGTATTGTCCGACTCTTCTGTTTAATATTAATTGATAAGCCGCCGCCTGTACAGCCGGTGCCGCCGAGTTCAACTCGTCCAGGAACACTATGGCGTTCGACTTGGGATCAGTTGGCAGTTCCGCCGGACTCGCCCAGACCATGTTGTTTTCTTTTGAATTGTAATAAGGGATACCTTTGATGTCTGTGGGCTCCCATAAGGGAAGTCTGATGTCGATCACTTCTCTGCCTTCCGCGTCCGCGATCTGTTTGACTATGTCGGATTTACCAATACCTGGTGCTCCCCACATCATGATGGGTCTCTGTAGTTTGATACAATGTGTTAATGCTGATTTTGCCTCGTTTGGTGAAACGGTCCTGTTCTGAGAACCTACTGCCGCTTCTTTGTTTTTGTTTTTTACCATTTAGTACACTCCTGTTTTAAATGTTTATAGTATCATTATAGCAGGAATGTGTGTATGGTCAACCGCACAGAAGTCGCGGTTTTACTGGCTTTTTTGCTCGTCCATCTTGCTCATCGCACGGGCGAGCCCGTATTTTGTTATGTCTCCGGCGAAGAGCATCAGTTGTAGGGCCATTTTCTCCATGGTCACGATGATCTGTTTCTTGTCCACGAAATAGGGGCAGTCCACGAACTCGTCCAGCCACAGGTATGTTTGGGGTGTGAATATCACCTTGGCTGGGAATTTGATGGTGTAGGTCTTGAGGTCCAATCGCTCCAACATCTCCAGACCCTGTTTGGTGAGCCTCAAACTCCGTGCTTGGTAACTCTCCCTCACGTTCTGCCACCAGGTGTAGTAGTTGGTCTTGATGCTCTCATCATGAACCGGTTGTTCCAATAACTCCATGAAGGTGCGTGTGTAGGCTGTCTTGCGATCCATACTGCTATTTAATGAAGGGTATTAACGGCTGAACTTTTCGCCTGTTTTAAGTAGGTACACACCAAACTTGTCGGTGTTGTGTTGTGCGTTCAACTTCTTGGCCAGGTTCTCCGCGTGTCCGGGATTGGAGAATGAGACCTTCTTGTACTTGGGACCAGGGTAGTTGGCCACCAGGCTTGAACTCTTCAGGTTGATGGGTTTACCATCATAGAACACCGCCCAGATGCCTTCGGCCGCTAGGACTTCGTCCAGTTTGAACGTGGTCTTGTTACTGTGTTGCAATAACACTGTGGGTTTGGGTCTGCTCACTTAGTTACTCCTATGTAACTATATTTACCAGAAATTTTGGAGTTTATTTCTTATTGAACTCGCCGCCGTCCATCTCTATGTTGATGGTCTGTGCCTCTCTGGCGGTCTTCAAGGCCTCTATGATCTCTTCTTGGATTGTGACCATACGGGTCATTACTTGCGTCAGACTATCCGCTAGTTGGTCAGCCTCCCGGGCTGGAATCACTATCTGTCTCTCGCCTTTCTGGCGTAGTGTACGTATCCTGCCTATGAGGTCCTCTATGGGTCTAGTTTGAATTTTTGAGTGCGTCATTCAGTTGTGCCACCATTTCTGTTTTTGATTTCAATGGCCCTTTGTATTTGTATCTTTGTAGGGTAATTATTTTTGGACAGTATGCTTTACGCCAGTTTACAGTTTCAAATTTGACAATATAGTACCCTGCACAGAACATGGATTTTGATTTTGGTGTTTTAGTGTATAGAGGTAATCCTTTTTGAACGTCCCACAGAGAGTTGTAAGGTTTTTGTGAACAGGGGTATCCGTGTACCTCAAATTGTTCTGCTTGTTTTACGTCCCATTTGTCAACAGACTTTTCTTGTGTTTGTTTTTCTACGTTATCAAATATTTCAAATCCAAACTTTGTGAATAGGCTTTCCTGCGTGTGGAACACCTGTCGCTGGTCCTGTTTGCTTAGGAATATCCAACCGTTGTCGTCCTGCTTACTAAGGGTGCCCAACTTCTGGCCGTTTTGCTCGACTATCCAGAACTTGTCCTTGACTAGGGTCTTGGCTCTCACCGTCATGCTTGTAACCTCGCGTTGAATGGCTCAACATACAGTTGTGCCTGCTCACTGATCCTATTTAAATCGTACTTGCCACAGAACCTCATGAATCTGATCCCAACCTGGTCTATGCTCTTGTTCTCGCTCTTGGCCTGTGCTATGGTCTGGTCCAGTTCCTCTATGATGGCCTCTGGCTGTGCGTGTAGATCAACTAATAATCTGTTCCTCTCATAGTCCTCCAGAACCCTGTGTTCGTTGCCCTCATGGTCCACCCATTTGCTCAGCATCAGGTTGTTCCAGGTGTAGCCCTTCTCGTGCCTGTCAGCGAACGCTTCCTGCAGGCCTATCTTGTTCTTGGTGCCTTTCGTTCGCACACCTGGGTATGCTGAGAAAATGTTGTCGCTTGGATCACCCCTCATGGCCTTCTCGAACACGATCCATTCCGTGTCAGGTGCCGGCTTGGGAGCCTTCAGTTTCTTGTCTATGATGGCGTTGCCCTTGGAGTCGAACCAACCTTCGTGTGTGAGCGTGGTCTCAGTCACGCCATTGTACTGTCTTACCCTTGGTGTTATCAGTTGATTGAGATCCTTGTCCGTGCTGATGATCACATGGTCCTGGTCTGGATGCGTGTCAATCCATCTTGCTATTAGATCATCTGCTTCAGCTCTCTCGTTGCGTAGCACCGTGCAGTTGGTCTTGGTCTTGACGAAATCCACGAAGTCGTCATACACCTCCCAGAACACCTCGTTTTCTTCCTTCTCCTGTTGGGTCATTGCGTCCGCCATTTCCTTACGGTTCCGTTTGTAGGGTGCGTAGTGATCCTTACGCCATGATCTACCTTCCAGGCAGAACACCACGTGTGTGCCCTCGAAGTCCTGCCAGGCCTTCTTGATGCTGTTCATCATGATGTGTATGGCCATGCCCACCTTTTCTGAGGTGTCTCCACGTATGACGTGTCTAGCCCTGAAGAATGTGTTGGCCGTGTCTACTAATATGTAAGTCATTTTGTATATTATAACAGGTATTTCAAATTTTGTCTATTCTATCACTTATGGAGTCGACAAATAATTTATTGTGTTTGTAATGTGGGTGTGAACCATCAGATGCGCGTTCCTTGTAAATTTTTAAGTTTGGATATTTTGGTAATTTGTGATCACCGTCGGGTATAGCATCATATACATCATCTGGATATGCGGTCACATAGATTTTACAATTATTATGATTAATGTTAATCAATCTTTTTATAAGCCGTCTCCCGAATCTTTCGCCGTTTTTTAAAATGTTTTCAATGTTTGTTTTTGCATCAAAAAATGGAAAATTATTTTGTACTACCGTTGGTACCAAATTGTAGTAAGCGTTATTCCCTAAGAATTTAAATTTATAAAACATTCTATGGAATGCTGGCAAAAGCACTATTATTTTTTTAGCACTGAAGTTTTCTAAACAATATAAGATCTGTCTAAAACATCCATGTATACTCATTCCAGGAGTGCCAAAATTTCCAACAGAACAATTCAGTTTTTTTGATAACAATTCTGGCCATGTGTGTTGCTTTTCCAATCCATAGCCAAATGTGAAACTACACCCGATACAATAGACATCATACTCTTCGCCTTCAACACTTCTAAGGGCGTTTTGATTTTCATAATCAATCACCCATCTATGGAGGAATCTTTTTTGGTTATTAATATATGCCCCTGCGAGTAAATTACATTCAAACCATGCTTGGAAGAATTTTATTTTTAAATTTCCGTTGAAAAAAATATTATTATAATTTTCTAAAACTGTGTTGATTACAAATTTATTATTCTCCATATGGAATGTACATAAGGAAGTTGTGTCAATTTTTTTGTCTTCATAGTAAATGTCTACTTTAATTTCTTGTGACTTGTCATAGTGCTGAAATCCAAAAAACTTAATATCAACAACTTGATCGATTGACTTTACAGGCAAATCCATAAAAGTTTTGCCTTTGTCTAGTTTAATTAGTTTGCGATTGTATTCTATACTTAAAGGACTGTGAGAATATTCTGTGTCAAAACAAATTTTTAGATCAACTGACTTCAGTTTTTC